TCCATGCCATAACAATCACAATATGTATATCCTGATGAACATCAGATAATCTATATTGTGATTGTTATGTCATAGATATTCATTTAAATAATTATCATGGCTGATGGAATGCACTAAATGGCATCTATCATACAATTTAGTGACAATAGCAGTCTGGCTATCATTTAATGAATTATCTATATTACTTTTCCTTATGCATAAGTTTCATAAGTTTCATAAGTTTCATAAGTTTCATAAGTTTCATAAGTTTCATAAGTTTCATAAGTGACATTTATGGATTATTCATTACTAAAAAATTGAAAATAAAAATTATTAAATATCTTATTTATTATTTAACAAGACAGAAGATGAAAAAAGTTGATTTTATTTTTTACTCCTTATTTATTTCCACAGGTTTTATTTCGGTGGTTAATGCAGTTATGCACATTCGGGTATTGCCATATTACGATCTTATTTTAGTATGGACACTTGGACTGTCGTCTTTTGTAAATGTCATTTTGACTGGACCAATAAATAAAGATTTCAAATATACAGATCTTTTATATTTTTCATTTGCATCTTATTCAATGGCTTTTTTGTTATCTATAATTAATATTTTTGATTCAAGCGAGATGATTTACAATCGAAATTATCCATACTATTACATTTTTAATCTAATTAGTATTATACTTTCTTGTTTTACATATGCCATGATTATATGCGCATGAAAAATTGAAATATAAATAATATTACTTATAAACTAGTATCTAAGGTACAAATGAAAGCCAAAAAACAAATCTTTAGCATTGCCACTATTTTATTTGGTTTATTAGCTATGGCTTCATTAAACTTCGATTTTAATGTGTCTAAATGTTGTCCACAAGCGTTAATTTTCGAGATTTGGGTTTTTACTTTTGCACTTTCCCAAATAGTTGTTTCAATCACTATTATAATACTATGTTTTATTCCTAAAAAATATTTTTCAATCCTCATAACTGCTTTAGGTTTAAACCTTATGTTATTTATATGTGGGTTTTTATTGATCATTAATCCTGGATATGAAAAATGCCGTTTGAATTGTCTAGATTTATACGATACAAGCAAATTAACATTATTATTTGAAAGTGTCTACCTAGTTTTTTTATATATGCTTTAAGAATATGGCACATAATAGACTTATTGTAAAAAATTAAAAAGATTACATACTAACTATAAATATTATAAAAATATGAAGTACAACTAAATCTAAAGATTTAGTCGCGCGCCACAACCTAAAGGTTGTGGCGTACAATTCAGGCCAGAGAATCCACAATCCAACCAACCTGATACTGTATCTGGAAAACCATATTGTGGATTCATGGCCGAAATTATTAGATTAACGATCCGGCTGAGGATGCACAATATAGATATCGTCAAAATGATATTATTTGATATAATTTTCATATTGTGAAATAACAGCATGAATTTGAAAAAAAATGATATTTGTTCAAATGGAAATTGTTAGAAATAACTCGATATCAGGGAAATAAGATCACATCATTCATGAACCTATCGGGACAGGATCTTATTTCCCTGACATTGATAAGGTGTTACATATTACGAGATATATAAATTAAGAAAAATAGAATTGAAACATAATATTGAAATATATATATGCGCCACAAATATTACAAATAATTTAGTCGATTCTCTGATTTATAAACTCTAAATACTTTTTCAAATCGGCAAATACTTTTTCATTTATTTCCATATCCCATTGATTATCTTTAATGTAAGCTCTATAAATATGAGTGTAGTTATTTTTGTATTTAGGTGATGCATCTGAATACAATTCTAAAACTACAATGTTGGTATATTTTTTTTCTAATATTTTTAATTTTTTAAGGCTCAGTTCATGTTGGTCGTCAGAAATATAAATTATTATATTGCTTTCTAAATTATCTAGTTCATTCGATATTTTGAAAGTGAACTTGAAATCGATGTAAAAATCTAATTCTCCAAAATCTGGCTCAAAAGATAAATTAGGTTGAATAAATAGTGGTATTGTATCAAAAAATGATTTTCTTGATGAAGTTCTGATAGATGTTTGTGATTTTGTTAATAGTTCAGGTATTTGATTTTTTGATTTTATAAGGTCAATCTTGTCACTACTTGTGAATTTATATAAGCTATTTCTAACAATATTGTTATTTCCAAACTCTATTTTAGATACCGATTTCCTTTTATTTTTTTTTTGATAACATTTAATATCGTTATTAATTTTTTTCAAAAGTTGTTTTTTAAGCTTCTTAATTAATTTCTTTCTACCATTTTGGATAACAGCGTCTTTAAGTAGATCCAGAGTACTATAAATTTCCTCACTCCACATTTTTGGTTAGTAGGGTCGTAATATGATTATCTAATAATATTTTTTTCAATTTTTATTATTCTTTGCCACAGATTCCATAATATGGAAGCCACATGTTATGAGGAAGATCGTATTGTGGAACTAATGGCATTGATAATAAGGTCAGTATCACATCTGATATATCTATAATAAGATCTTCATCAAACTATCTATTTGTGACGTACCATTTGACAACAACTTTATTGTGAAATAGCAGATGAGATATTAAATAAAATATTTTAATTATTTTTGATAACAATTCCATTGATGACTATATTATCAACAGGGTCATCAAAAGTATTAAACGATACCTTAAAGCCGGGTAATTTACCGTGATAACACATTTTTTTAAATTTAGTTAAGAATAAAGATCCATCAAAGAAAACACTATTTGCGCCAAGGGAAAGTGCATTTTTCCATCCATGTGTAGTCAATATTTCTTGTTCCAACGTTACCAAAATAGTGGCATTTTCGAAGATGACTTCGTAAAAATCTTGGGGAATAAACTCTTTACTGACATATTGTATTGGTTGATAACTATAGTCTTTTTTTTTCTCGTCGAAAACTCGACTTTTGTACCAATTGCATGGTGTTTTGTGATTAACTAATTCTTGAACTATTTTTCCTTCTGATGGATCAAAAAGTTGGTAATCCCCTCTTACATCTTTGAGGTAGAGGTCTCCGATTCTCATATTCAAATAGTGGGAAGTAATTTGTGGATAATTGATATTTTTGACTCTTAAAAGGGAATTAAATGTAACAATACCTTGTTTGGAGTGTTTCATGGTTGATAATTTATTTAGACAATTGACAATTAAATATTTATAATTTCAATTTTTTAATAATGAATAATACACAAGTGTCACTTATGAATAAGGAAAAGTAATATAGATAGATAATTCATTAAATGATATCCAGGCTGCTATTGCCACTAAATTGTATGATAGATGCCATTTAGTGCATTCCATCAGCCAGGATAATTATTTAAATGAATATCCATGCCATAATAATCACAATATAGATTATCTGATGTTCATCAGGATATACATATTGTGATTATTATGGCATGGAATATCTAATTTGCAGATTCATTTGCTTTATTAAATGACATAATATGATATCCAGGCTGCTATTGCCACTAAATTGTATGATAGATGCCATTTAGTGCATTTCATCAGCCAGGATAATTATTTAAATGAATATCCATGCCGTAACAATCACAATATGGATTATCTGATGTTCATCAGGATATACATATTGTGGTTATTTGGCATGGAATATCTAATTTGCAGATTACATTGCTTTATTAAATGACATAATATGATATCCATGCTGCTATTGCCACTAAATTGTATGATAGATGCCATTTAGTGCATTCCATCAGCCAGGATAATTATTTAAATGAATATCCAAGCCAGGATAATTATTTAAATGAATATCCATGCCATAATAATCACAATATAGATTATCTGATGTTCATCAGGATATACATATTGTGATTATTATGGCATGGAATATCTAATTTGCAGTTTCCATTGCTTTATTAAATGACATAATATAATATCCAGGCTGATATTGCTAATATATCATTTAATGAATTAATAAAAGATATTGAGATAATCAATATAAATAATTTGTTTATCTAATATACTTTTCCTTATTCATAAGTGACATTTATTCATTGATTTTTTAATAGTGAATAAGGAAAAAGATTATTATACACCTAATTATTTTTGATCATATTTGGGTCATTTCTTTTTTAAGCATGATTATGATAGTTATTCATTATAATCCTCCATATTATAACATCATCAATATAGTAACCTGATGATCATCAGGATAACCATATTGTGAGTACCTATAGCAGAGACTATCAGATTACTAATCAGGCTACTATATCCACAATATGATAATTCATCAAATGATATCTTTAATTGCTGTTTGATTGATTAGTATATTATGAATATAGTAGCATTATATTTATTATATGATCACACATAATCGAAAACACTAAATATAGTCTCCATGTTATAACATCAACAATATAGTAACCTGATGATCATCAGGCTAACCATATTGTGAATACCTATGGCCGAGACTATCAAATTACTAAGCCGGATACCATAATCACAATATGATAATTCATCAAATGATATCTTTAATTGCTGTTTGATTGATTATCATATTGTGACACAATAGCCTTATATTTTTTATTTAGCTATCAATAATACTTTTTCTTAAGCTGCAATTATTAATTTTTTAATAAAATTAGAGATCCGCTTTAGGGATGTTTTTAACAATAAAATCTGCTAAACTAGAAATGGTTCTATTGCCATCAAACTTGAACTCTTTGTTTTTATAGTATAAAATAACAGTTGGGAAGCCATTAACACCTTTTTGGTTGCAGATGGCTTCATTACCTCCTTCACATTTCATTTTAGAGACTTTAACACTGGGGAAATTTCTTTTAACATAGTTATCAAATTGTTCCCATATAGGGCTAAAATTTTTGCAATGTGGGCACCAATCGGCATAGTATAATACAATTTCGCCATTATACTTATTTATTTTTCCATCTGGCATTTGATGAGTTTCAGGATTGACAAATCCTTCTTTTGAACGCACACAATAACTACCTGTGAAAAGCAAAAATAGTATAATAAAAAACAAACTAACTATAACTATATGATACCATTTTACCAATTTCAGAACTTCCATATAATAATATATATATAATAAGAAATTTTTCCAAAATATAAAAATAAATAAAATTATAAGAAAACTAATAATATTTTTTTCTATCAATATAAATATATACTTTTAAATGTCCTCAGAACAAATTGATGATAGAAAATGGCTTTTCACTAGTGATGCTAGTGACATTAGAGGTGATACTATTGGTAAAATTTTGTTCGCGAACAATGGTGCTTCATCAGTCAATGAATACAAATCGGAGAAAATCATGGATACACCCCTTTATGACTTGATGGTTGCTAAATTTTATGATAATAGGTTGCCCAATGAATCGTTCAACGATATTCATTTCGAGTTTACTGATTTTATTATTAACACTGCCTTGTTTCATCGTGAAATTGATATGCCTAGTTCAGCAGAGGCAGGATATAAAACATTGAAAGATGATAATGCTTATATGGTTTATCAACATGTTTTTAAAAATTGGAATCAATTGAATGAAGATGCCAAAGCTTTTTATCGTAATTTTATTCAACTCATAAAAGTTGGATTGGGAAAAGAAAGTGGCCCAATTCATGAAGCAGAATACGGGAACTTGATCCAAGATGATTATCGTCAATTTTATCGCCTTAATTTAATTAAAGATAGAATGTACGGTAAAATCAAAATCATTGAATTTGGAAAAAAATTGCCCAAGTTTAACAAATCTATTTTTGGAAATATTTGGTACACTAGTAAGACAGGAGATAAATTATATATTAATAGGGATAAAGTGGATGATAATTTTTTTAGAGATTTGTATCATGCTGTTTACCACAACAAGAATGAGAAATTTTTTGAAGGGGCTGAAAAAAGTTATGAAGAACAACAAAAAGAAATAAAAGAATTACAAAGACAATTAGCATTTACTCAAGGTGAAGTCGCTACATATCAAAAAACACAAGAAGTACAACAACAAACTGGCCAAACACAACATACCACAAGTCTTCTTGGAGGAGGTGGACAATTCATTGATGTCTCCGTCTTCGATAGTTTTCCCATTTCTTTCCCATCGACTGATGCAAAAAGATTCTCCACCAACGTTGCCAGTATCGTTAAAGAGAAAATCTGTGCCATCCAAAATGCTTCCGTTGTTGAAGCAGAGCCTGAATCTGAAATGCCAGAAACTGTTTTGGATATGATGAATAAAGGCATCTGGTCCAGAGATCCCGAAAACCCAAAAGTGTTTGTCAGAACTATCAATGGTAAGAAAGTTAAAATGGGTTGTGAGGATGATGAATTGATCAAATTCCTTAAAGAGCCTCATGAATGCTACGGTACATATGTCAATGGCAATCAAGAACAATGCAACAAATTCATTTTTGAATGTCTTATGTCCAAAGATCCTGATTCATTGGTCAAATGTCTCAATATCACTAAATTTAAAGACTTTTATCAAGTGGCTAAAACTGACATTTCTAACCTCCATCCAGTTTTGGCCTTGAGAATTCTTCAACAATTTGGCTTCCGTAAATACAAAGAGTTTGATGAGACAGCAGGTATGGATTTGTGGAAAGTTGAGTGTGCTAGCCACTGGCTTGAACATTATGTCTATAAAAAATACAGCAAAGAAACATTTGCTAGTATGCTTCACGATAATAATCAAAAACAAATTTTATCTTATCTTAACTTAGTCAGCCAATATGTTAATTCTAACCCTTCTATCCTCAACAAGGATTATCAAGGAGCATGTGACGAAGCTACAGGGGTATTCAAAGTTTCTGAATATGCCAAGAAATTGTCTCTTCAACCCAGGAGAGATCCTTACCCTGAAGCGCCTTCCAGATACGACCTTATGAGATTGAGATCTAATATCCCATTCATTAGACCTACAACTCCATTTGTATTAACTAGTACAAGCGGTCGCGTATCCACACCTTTTGGTATGGACATAACTCCCGGTGTTGGTCTCCTTAGAGCACAAGTTGGTGGTGGAAGCAAATGTGAATATATCATCAAAAAGATATCTGAAGGCAAACATGTTGTTGGTGCCAATTTGATCAGCAAATATTTCAATGTTCTCAACAAACAATTGCAATCAAAAGGTAAAAAACTATCTGATAATGATTACAAAAATATCATGGGTAGAATTGAAAAACTCAATAAAATCGAGGATGAGGTTTTGAAATCGATGTGTTATATTGAAGAGTACAACAAACTCCTTGATGTCTTCAAAGATTATAAGGCTGAAGTTCTCACTGAAGACAATTTGAAGAAGTTTGTCCAACACCAAGATAAACTCTTTGAAAAACAAAACATGAATGAAGGAACTCTTTTGGAAATCTTAATCAAGATTAGCAATCTCCTTGATAAAGATGCTAAAGATTCCAAAGATTACGTACCAATTAAAATTGGTAACTAAATTTAATCTTTTTAATTTTTAAGTTTATTAAATTTAAAAATTTTTATTGTGGATCAATTGAGAATAATATCCCACAAATTCCGTTAGATACCCTAAATATATTGTATCCGATACCATAAATCCTTAAAAGAGCATTATTACAAAAGTTTATATTTTCTCTAATATCCACCTTCAAGTACCCATTATCTATTTTTCCAAAATTGGCAGTTCCCGAAGGTTGAAAATTTTCTGGGTCCAAAGCAAATGAGTATACATTGATCGTCGCAGAAGATGGGTTATGTGTATGGTATTGATAAGGCTGAACCCATGTAAAATATTTACTGGATCTCATCGACAATCTCTCTAATCCATTAAACAACACAGTCTCTTTCTTAATAATATTTTTCCCTTTATAGACACCATCATCGATAATCAAACTATCTGTATAGTTAAATGTTTGATTAATTTTAATAGCAGCAGATAGTTGAGTTACCCAGATTAACTCTTTCACTGGCTGAGAGAATCCTATCTTAAAAGATTCATGTAGACCATCTATAACCTCTTCCCCATTATAACAAAGTTGTTCTATTAAATATTCATGTCTAGCTTTAACAAATCTTGTTCTTTCTTCATCATCCAAAAACATATATTCAACCAATAAAAAACATTTTTTCAGACATAAATGTTCGAAATTAACAGTCTTATTTTTGTGCATTCTTTCGAGTGAATTTAATTTAGGTGTTGCTTCAAATTTAGATTTACATCCTCTGATTATAAATTTATTTACTTTACTCATATTTTTTGGTGCAACAAATCCCATAGTGGTAATTTTTTCATAGTATAATTTTTTCTCAATAATATCAAAATGACAAAATCTCCCAACCGCTTCACCTTGAAAAATATATTCATTGTGTTTAAAATTAACAAAAGGTTCATTAATAGTTATATAATGTGTTGGGGAAATTCTATGACATTTATTAAATGTATTCAATTCGATGTTTAATTTAATGTAGTTATATTGCAAACAAATAACTGGTAAAGCTAATCCTGCTATTCTATTAAACCAAAACTGTAATGGGATAAATAATTTATAAGAAGGTTTACCATTTGTGAAACTTGTTAACTCTTTGACATCACCCAATATTTTTTTGAAATTATGTTCTTTTCTAATAGTTAATTCATACCATATATTTAACCAATCACCATAATGCCTATCTATTAACTCATCACCTATTTCTATCTCCACAGTTTTGATAATAGCATAACCAACCCTTCTGACCCACGCAAATTTAGTCATCATGTCAAGTTGATTATTTTTATCTCTAAATTCTGGAATTCTAGGCAATTCAACCACAACATGAATTCCTCTAATCAAATCACCATTTCTAGAAATAATTGCAGTTACTCTTTTCCCAAAATCCAGAGGATGTAAAAAGTTTTGTGGGATAACTTCGATAGAGAAGTTAGTGTGTCTCCTATAAACCATTTTAAAGAAAGTTATTTGTGGTTCATGTGTTAAAAAAAGGTCTTGTTTTCCATATGCAACAAGCTGAATTAAGCCTCCACTCATTATATATAATATCACAAATATTTATCAAAATAATAAACCAAAGAAAATGATGTTACACCATAATTATTATTTTTGGCCAGAGTCCACAATATAGTAACCTTATGATCAATACAGTACTATATTGCAGCACATGGCCGAAACTTATTAGATCACCGATCTTGCTGTTGTATTCCTAAATATTATTTTTTTGTCAAATAGTATATTTAGCTACCATTTGTTGATTATTGTATTATAATCAATGCTAGTGAAATAAGAAATTATTTGTTGTATATACACTTTTTTGATCTATACCATAAAAAGTTATAAGATAATTATTTTATTTAAATGTTTAGCTCATTCCCTTGTATCATTAAATAATATGGATAAAAAGTCATAAGGTGAATATTTTATTGAAATATTTGGCTCATTTCCTTGTATCATTAAATAATATGGATAAAAAGTCATAAGGTGAATATTTTATTGAAATATTTGGCTCATTCCCTTGTATCATTAAATAATATGGATAAAAAGTCATAAGGTGACTATTTTATTGAAATGTTTAGATCATTCCCTTGTATCATTAAATAATATGGATAAAAAGTCATAATGTGACTATTTTATTGAAATGTTTAGCTCATTCCCTTGTATCATTAAATAATATGGATAAAAAGTCATAAGGCGACTATTTTATTGAAATGTTTAGCTCATTCCCTTGTATCATTAAATAATATGGATAAAAAGTCATAAGGCGAATATTTTATTGAAATGTTTAGCTCATTCTCTTGTATCATTTAGTAGTATAACTTTTTGTAATTATATCAGACACAAAATATTTTCCCAATTATTCTGCTATATTACTTTTTAGTATATTCAGTAAAAATATATAAGCATCAAAAATAGATAAATAAAAAGAAATAAATAAAATAATTATATTTTTAATGATATTTTTTATAAAAGTAATTTACTGGCAATGACTATATAATGGGACCACGCAGGAGTTTCCACAATAAAATAACCTATAAAATAGATTATAATTTACCATTTTATAGGTTATTTTATTGTGGAAACTCCTGCGTGGATCTATTATATAGTTATTGTTGCTATGTTACTTTCATAAAAAATAGTATTAAAAATATAATTATTCAGATTGTCACTTTTTATTTATCTATTTTGACTGTTCTCCACTTTTATATTTACTTATAAAAAGCAATAGATATGGCTAACCGGGATTGGGTGAAGTTATACTTCACCCAATCGCGCGACTTTACAAAAATACTTTTTGTAAAGTCCCGGAAAAAATATTTTGTAATGGGTATATTAAAAGTATTTTTTAATTTGGAAAAACTCTTATTTCCTTGGTATTGATGTTATAATAGCAGCAGGTATTACTATGTAATAAATACCAATCCACCGAGGCCACTAAAAACTCTTAAAATATTAATTGTCAATCCGTATACTCCCCACCGATAAACTGTATTATGTTTTATAATGTCATCAACTACAATTTTTTTTAAATACATCAGTAGATCGGTATCGTCAATTCTGCTCATATTAACAGCGCCGGTTGGTTGTAAAGATTCTGGTTCCAAAGAAAAACTATATATATTGACACCTGTATCTGGATCGGAATTATGTCTTTCGTAAGATTGAATATAGTTATAAAACATCGAGTCTTTGAATTTCTCTCTATATCTATCGTTAAACTTGATCTTAAATATTTTCATCGGATTAATTTTTCCTTCGAGATCGTAACTATACAAGTCCCATCTCCTTTCTCCATATCTCAAACTTCCATCAATGAATTTTTTATTCTGCACAACCCAAAAGAGTTCCTTACATGAATTTTTAAATCTAATAGTTGTTTTCAGTAAATTTGAACATTGGAAGTTAGATTTGGAGATCAAAATATCGTCATTATATTGAAGTGTATCGATTATATATTCAAGTTTGGAACTTGACAATTTACACCTTTCATCTTTCTCAAGATAGATATACTCCGATAACAGATGACATTTCAATTTTGGTTTTTTTTTGAAAACTGTAAAAGGTTCATAATAACACACCTCATCAAAACTTTTTAATTTAACATAAATTTTAATTTCTGTATTATGTAAAGCGATTAGTGGCAACGAGGCACCTATTTCCCTACAAAACCAAAATTGCAGTGGTATAATCAATTCATATTCCCTTTTTGGTTTATTATTGAAAGTATACAACTCATGAACATCCCCTATTAATCTTTTATATCCTTTTTCTTTATTAACACTTTTAGTTAAAGAGTGCCATATTTCCATCCATTCGCCATACTGTTTATCGATCAATTGGTCATCAAATTTAATATAGACCTTATCAATAAGGTAATGTCCTATCTTTCTGATCCATGCAAATTTAGCATGTGATCCGCAGTTAAAAGCTCTTTTGATGGTATTAATCAACGACAATCCTCCATTTTCTCCAGTAATAACATGAAGTAATTTTTTTAATTTTTCATATTTTTGATGGCAAAATGTTTGGACATAAGTGAATGTTTGGTTAATTGTGTGACCTGATAAAGAAACCAGCTCATGACCAGATGTATTTTCAACAATAAAATCGGTTATATAGTCATAAACATCTTTTTCAAGATTGAAAGAGTTATACATAACATCTATTTTTGATTTTTGATTAAATAGTAATTTAAAGTCGTTATAGAGCCATCCGAATAACTTATTAAATCTATCTAATTCTTTTTGTCCATCAATATCTTCTTGATTTATCTCTTCCCACAATTCATATTTATGCGGTTCTTGATCTGAACTATAAGGATTTTCTATACCAAGATTGGAAATAAATTTAACAAGATTACTTTTAATTTTAATTAAGATATCGTTAGGACAATACTGCTGACCTATTTCGTTTAAATAAATTTCTTTTTCGTGGTTAAGAGCGAGGGAATTTAAGATAAGTGTTACGATATCATTAAACTCTTTAAAATATAACTCTGGTTTGTACAATGGTAATTTTTTAATCTCCAATAAACTTTTTTTATGGTCGTATTCGGAAAACATTTGTTGAAGTGTTACAATTTTAGAATCTAAAAAATCTAATATTTCATTATTGGGTATATATAACCTAAAAAAATCTGTTTTGCAAAAATATTGTGTTTTTATATATTTTAAATAATTTGTTGTCTCACTCCCTACTTCATTTTCAAAAAAAGTGAGATCCAATAAATCAGAGTAAAAAAGATTATAACTATTTATAAACTGATCAAGAATCCAACAAAAAATAGATGTTTTCAGGTGTGTGGAACATGGTATATTTTGGTAGTTATCATGAGGTGGTATTTGATCGATAGGTGTTTTAAATTGGTTAATTATTTGAACGAGTTCGCGATGGTTGGGTATATTTTTGAGGTATTGTGCAATAATATAGTCATAAATTAAGGTATTATCAACAAGTAATTTTTCTGGTGTTATGAAATTAGTATTTTTAGATATTTTTTTGATAATATCATCTTCAATTTGATCTAGATCAACAACAATCTCTTGGTGACACTTTACATATTCATTAATTGCATATTTTATATCTTGTGTCATTTTGATCCATAATTTGTCTAGGCCATCTTGAATATCTAAAGATTCCAAATATTGTAAAACGACATTATTTTCTAATATTTTACTATTTCTGTAATTATAATTATTAATACATTTTTCAATATATGTTTGATAACAAGTTTTTGGTAAGTTTTGTAGATTGATTAATTTATGGGTAATACTGAAAGATGGATATTTATTGTAAATTGATATTTCTTGTTTTTCATTAATGTGTCTATAAATTTTTTTAATTATTTTAATATTATTTATCATATCTTCTTTCATACTTTGCATTAAAAATAGTTTATATTTTTGGGCTTCTGTGACATTAGTAATTTTTGCGTTTGTTTTATGCAGAGTATAGTTAAATATTTTATAAGTGTCGAATGTTTCATATTCGGAGTAATCGTTTGTGAATATATTATCTGTATTTAGGTCTGAAGTGTAAATTTCGTTATAAAATTTTAGATTATTATTTTTGACTATTGAATTTAAGATATTTTCATAGAGTAAATTTTTAATTTTTGTTGAGTTAAATAGTTCAACTTGATTACTTATAATATCATATTTATCAGCTCGGATAATTTTGTAAAGATTAGATAATTTATGATCTTTAATAAAATCTGAGATGATAGAGTCTATGTATTTGTTATTACTGGATGATGATAATTTCCATATTTTTTTGGTATATTTATTATTGAGGGTGTCTTTGAATTGATTAAATTTATCAATTTCCTTTTTCAATTCAGTTATCTTATTTTCAATTATATTTTTAATTTCTTCGAAAGATTCATGTGTGAATTCTGTGTGATTACAATTCCAAACAATATCATATTTTTTGAGAAGGAGTTTAATTTCATCAATAGAAAATTTTTTGTATTTGAGATCTATTTTGGGTAATCTAACAACGAGGTATAATCTGAAGAGCAAATCACCGTAATGTTCAATTCTGCAGTATCCTTCTTTATCGAAATCCAGACTATTAGTAAAGTGGAGGTCTTGTTCTCCAATAGAAAAGTTAGTATGTCTTCGATAAATAGTTTTGAAGAATGTTATATTTGGGTTTTGTGTTAAATATATATCTTCAAATCCTTTGGCGACTAAATCTAGAATGCCAGCTGTCATATTTACCATTTGATGATATAAAAAAAAATGGTTTTGAATCACAGATAAATAATTTTTTGGTGGACATTGTAATAATAATTATTTGCGATAACTATTATTTTCAATTAAATGTTTAATAATTTAGTTTAAGATCTGGGTAAAATTCCCATTGTAGTACTAATATCTTCATTGACACCGATATCGAAAGCATTGGGGGAAGTCAATAGTACTCTATCTCCTTTGTAAAGAGGTAATATACTTGGTAAGTTAAGGTTTTGTTTGGAGTTAGCTGTGATACTTGTGACAATAGATGATAATGGGAAGAACATAATATTTCCAAGTCCATACCATGTATTTGTATTTCCGGATTGACTGTACATAAATGTATTGGGTCCAGATGTAGATGCTCCACAAATGACTCTTGTTCCTGTCCATGCTAGTGTATTTGGTTGTGTCGCGGATGGTGTGGTTACTGTTGTCCAAGTAACACCAGTTGGACTTGTAGCAATAGCATTTGGAACATTGCCACAAACTACAAATTGTGTTTCTGTCCAAGTTACACCTCTAGCTGCTAGAGAATATAGTCCAGCGGCCGTTCTGGTCCAAGTTGTACCACCGTTAGTACTATATATTATAGAAGTAGTATCTGTATTTGTAGCACCTACAGCCACAATGGTATTACCATTCCATATAATACTATTACAAATAGCATCAAAAGTGGTTATTGTGCTAAGTGTTGTCCATGTAGTACCATTTGTACTGTAAGCCATCGATGGAGCTGCACCAGGTGTTGCATTAAATGCTCCAACAATCCAAATATTACCACACCAAGCGACGCAATTTCCGCGGCTTCCGGATGCAGTAAAACCGGAGAAACCAGAGTCGGCCCAATTGACTCCATCATAACTGATTGCGATCGTATTTCCGGATGTTAATAAACCGACACCAACCCACAATGATCCATTATACGCTATACCATAGCAAGATTGGAAGACCCCGTCAGCAATAGTTGACCAATCAAGACCATTTGTACTGACAGCTAAAGCGCGTTGGCCAAGTGGGTTACCTTCACCACCAGCAATCCATCGATCACCTCCCCATGCAGAACAATAACCACCATTATAGAACATACTGGTTCCTAATCCAGACCATTTGATACCATCCAAACTGTATGCCATAAAGTTAACAGATTGGTTACCCGAAGCAGTAGCTATAATAGGTAAATTGATATTAGCATAACCTTTTTGAGGGAAATTCCAAGCGATTGCCAATCCCACAGTACCGAACACAGTGCCACTGGCTATACCTGTCCAAGTAATGCCATCCGAACTGTATGCCACAGTATTAGTTGATGCACCAACAGCAACCCAACGTTCACCATTCCATGCAACACCATTACCAGATGTTGTGAAAACGGCTGAAGCTGATGTGGTCCAACTAATTCCATCATTACTATATGCAATTACTCCAGCACCGCCGCTTGTGGAACCAACTGCGACCCATTTAGTACCATTCCATGCGACACCATTACCTGAAGATGTAATTACTGTTGTTCCTGCAGGCCACCAGTCTACACCATTATTACTATACGAAATAGTATTAGTGCCAGAACCTACAGCAACAACAAGTCCATTGCCACAAGTAACACTATTACCGGACGTTGAGAAAATTGTTGTGCCTATTCCTGTCCAAGTTTTACCATCATAACTGTAAGCAATTGTATTAGTGCCAGAACCTACAGCGATCCAGACCCCTTTGTCGCACCACGCGACACCTCTGCCTGCGGTTGAGAAAATCGAAGTTCCCAAACCAATCCAATACAAGCCATCGTAACTGTAAGCGATCGTATTAGTGCCTGTACCAACAGCTATATACATATTACCATTCCAAGCGATGCCATTACCACTGGTTGAGAAAATAGTTGTTCCAAGTCCTGTCCACGTTGTACCATTAAAACTATAACCAATCGTGTGTGTTCCTGCAGCACCAACAGCCACCCATTTATTACCGCCCCAGACAATGCCTCCCAAAGTTCCTGTTGTTGAAAACAATAATGCACCAGCATTCGTCCAAGTTATTCCATTTATAGATGTAGCAATTGTATTTGTTCCAGCGCCGATTGCGACCATTTGATTGGCGGGATAGGTGATAGTATTTTCCAGTTCGTTATTAAATTTAGCACATCTTCCCACACCTGCGAAAGGTATAGTATTTACAGTAGACCAATTAATACCATTTGTACTTATTGCAATCACACCAATAGTGCCATTACTCGTTCCCATAGCCATCCATTTGGTTCCATTCCAGCTAACAGAATTAAATACTGTTCCCCATGTTTGTCCAAGACCAACTAATGCTAAATTACTGGCGAGACCGGGACCTGCCAATGGATCATTTGCATAAGCAAGAGCATTTGTACTACCACTACCCGCAAGAACCCATTTATCACCATTCCAAGCAACGCCATTACCCGAAGTTGAGAAAATGCCTATTCCCAAAGATACCCAAGCGATGCCATTTAGACTGAATGCAATAGTATTGGTTCCTGAACCTACAGCTACAAATCTAAATCCATTCCAAGCTACTTTATTGCCGACAGTTGAGAAAATTGTTGTTGAACTTGTTGCATTTGTCCAATTAATACCATCATCACTATACCTAATTGTGGCAGTTGCAGCTCCAACAGCAACGAATCTATTCCCATTCCATGTAATACCATTACCCGTTGTTGAAAAGATAGCTCCTAATCCAATCCAGTTGATACCATCGTAACTATATGCGACCGTATTTGTACCACTACCCACCGCAACCCAGATAGATCCATTCCAACAAATATCATTACATCGTGATGTGAATGGTGATCCGATCGCGGGTGTTCCGGATGAAGAAGTGCCTAATCCAATCCAAGTGATACCATCGTAACTATAAGCTAAAGTATTAGTACCTTCACCACCTGCAACCCACATATAACCATTCCAAGCAACGGCATAACATGCGCCACTAAAGATTGTTAATCCCAAACCTGTCCAAGTAATACCATTTGTACTATAAGCCAGTGTATTTGATCCTGCACTACCCGTTGCCCCAGCAACCCACCTTCTAACCCTATCTCTGCCAAATGTGTAAGTCATTGTATTATTTGTGTAACCTGAGGCAATTCCAAATGTGGTTTCATATTGATCTGGAATATATGCATCCATAGCAACACCAGCTGAAGTTAATTTCCTAGTATTATTAAAAGTATTATCAGTGAAGTTTAATGTTTGTGCAGTGAAATCGCCTTGTGCACCTGTAGCTCCTGTAACTCCTGCAACAGGTCCTGTAATACTTACCCAATTAATACCATCGTAAGTTTGGAAAATATATGTACTTTGTCCTGGAACATTAACACCATTTGCAGGACCATTACATGAGATATTTATTTTATTTGGGGAGCTTGCGATATTAGAATTGAAAACACTTACCCATTTACCAAAGTAAACTGGTTCATTGGTGTAAGGTTCCGTAGGCAAATTTAATGTTCTTGTTATTGTAGGTCCCCATGATATAATAGTATCGATATCGGATACTGTATACGATACAGCACTTGGGTCAACAATTTTAGCGCCTGTTTGGAAACCGCCTTGTGTGATAACAGACCCATTGGTTGTTGTACCATTAACCGCTGTTGTTGTACTTGAAGGAGCTAAAGCGGGGAAGTAGGGCCATCCCATAACATTAACACCCACTAATTTAAGAATTTCACTGTAGGAATTATTATCATAAGCGGAGTATATTGTAGTTGTTCCTGGAGTGAAACCTTTGAAATCAAAACTACAATCGAATAATTCGCACATTGTATTGTTTGATGGAACATACCCACTCCATCCAAAATCATATGTAATGAGCGTGATTGCTTTGCTTGGAGGTAATGCTCCCATTGTAATAGTATGAATATTGTTACTGATGACAAGATTTAAATCACCAGAATTGAATAATGGGTCAATTTCATAGATTCCCAAATATGTTGTGGCAACAGGAGCGTTTTCCATGAGAAGATCAAATTTAGAATCAGAAATTCTTATATCTGTTTGTGCATTAATTTGGGTTAATCCCAATACTCTAGCGGATCCTCCTGCGATCGAGACCGAAACACTATCAATTACAACATTATATGGAGTATTTGTATTTCCACTATCAAACCAAAATATCGATACTGGAAGATTAGATGATGATGCTCCGGGAATTATAATATCACACTCGTACATTTCAAAAGTGTAAGCTTGTGTAACGGAAGAGCTCGAACCGGAAACACTTATAATTATTGCAGTATACATAGTGTATGATGGGATTAAGTTAAGTTGTGATAATGGGGAGTCAAAAATAATTTTACAATTTTTGATGATTGTTTGATCACTTGATCCAATTCCTCCACTTGTCATTTGTATTGTCATATTTGATATTGTCCTCAATCCTGATATATAGACAGATCCTGGATTGTTATTTGTGACATCAAATCCTAATCCACCAGTTTGCAAAATGGTTGAGTAACCAGATCCCACAAAGTCCATGAATGCGTCTGTTTGAAGGGAGGTAACAGTATAAATACCGGGTCTCAAGAATATAGTATAGCGGTTTGTGGCTGATAAAGTCAATGTTGATTGAATTGCAAACATTGCTGCTGGGATTGTCTTGAAAGGCCATTTTTCATCTTCTAATAATCCGGTTGTATCATTTCCAAAATCGACATCTACAAATACAGTGTTGTTAACTTTTATCGAAGATGGTCCTGTTGGGCCTGTTTCACCTGTTGAACCAATAGTTCCAGTTGGACCTGTTTCACCCAATCCAGTAGGTCCTGTTGGACCAGTTTCACCAGTTGGACCAATAGCTCCTGTTGAACCTGTTTCACCCAATCCTGTAGGTCCTGTTGGACCAGTTTCACCAGTTGAACCAATGGCTCCAGTTGGACCTGTTTCACCCAATCCGGTGGGTCCTGTTGGGCCTGTTTCACCAGTTGGACCAATAGCACCAGTTGGACCTGTTTCACCCAATCCTGTGGGTCCTGTTGAGCCTGTTTCACCAGTTGGACCAATAGCACCAGTTGGACCTGTTTCACCTAATCCTGTGGGTCCTGTTGGACCTGTTTCACCAGTTGGACCAATAGCACCAGTTGGACCTGTTTCACCTAATCCTGTGGGTCCTGTTGGTCCAGTTTCACCAGTAGCTCCAGTAGCACCAATCTCGCCTGTAGGTCCAGTTTCACCAGTAGCTCCAGTAGCACCAGTTTCTCCTGTGGATCCAGTTTCTCCAGGAGCTCCCGTTTCTCCTGTAGCTCCTGTAGGTCCGGTAGATCCAGTTTCTCCAATGGGTCCTGTAGCTCCAGTAGGCCCAGTAGCACCAGTTTCGCCTGTGGATCCAGTTTCTCCAATTGGTCCAGTAGCTCCAGTAGGCCCAGACTCTCCAGTAGGTCCAGTTTCTCCAGTAGCGCCAGTCTCTCCTGTAGGTCCAGTAGATCCGGTCTCCCCTGTAGCTCCAGTAGCACCAGTCTCTCCTGTAGGTCCGGTAGATCCGGTCTCTCCTGTAGCTCCAGTAGGTCCAGTAGGACCAGTCTCTCCAGTAGGACCAGTAGGACCAGTCTCTCCAGTAGGTCCAGTAGACCCAGTCTCTCCAGTAGGTCCTGTAGGCCCAGTTTCTCCAGTAGCGCCAGTCTCTCCTGTAGGTCCAGTTTCTCCAGGAGCTCCCGTTTCTCCTGTAGCTCCTATAGGTCCGGTAGATCCAGTAGCTCCAATAGGCCCAGTAGCACCAGTTTCGCCTGTGGATCCAGTTTCTCCAATGGGTCCAGTAGCTCCAGTAGGCCCAGTAGATCCAATTTCTCCAGTAGGTCCAGTAGGCCCAGTTTCTCCAGTAGCGCCAGTCTCTCCTATAGGTCCAGTAGATCCGGTCTCTCCTGTAGCTCCAGTAGCACCAGTCTCTCCAGTAGGTCCAGTAGGTCCAGTAGCACCAGTTTCGCCTGTGGATCCAGTTTCTCCAATGGGTCCAGTAGCTCCAGTAGGCCCAATGGCACCAGTCTCCCCTGTAGGTCCAGTAGATCCGGTTTCTCCTGTAGCTCCAGTAGGCCCAGTCTCTCCAGTAGCACCGATCTCTCCTGTAGGTCCAGTTTCTCCAGTAGCGCCAGTCTCTCCTATAGGTCCGGTAGATCCGGTGTCTCCAGTAGGTCCAGTAGATCCGGTGTCTCCAGTAGGTCCAGTTGGACCCATAGGACCAGTCTCACCGGTTGGACCAACTTCTCCAGTAGCTCCAGTTTCACCAATGGGTCCCGTTTCGCCTGTTGGACCAATAGGACCAGTTTCACCAGTTGGGCCTATAGGACCAGTCTCACCGGTTGAACCAATTTCTCCAGTAGCTCCAGTTTGACCAATGGGCCCAGTTTCACCAATTGGACCTGTTTCTCCTGTGGGCCCAGTTTCTCCAGTTGGACCAGTTGGACCAGTTGCACCAGTTTCACCAATAGAACCAGTTTCACCGGTTGAACCAATGGGACCAGTCTCTCCGGTTGGACCAACTTCGCCAGTAGCTCCAGTTTCACCAATAGAACCAGTTTCACCTGTTGGACCCATAGGGCCAGTAGCTCCAGTTTCACCAATAGGACCAGTTTCACCGGTTGGACCAATGGGACCAGTCTCTCCAGTTGGACCAACTTCACCAGTAGCTCCAGTTTCACCAATAGGACCAGTTTCACCGGTTGGACCTATGGGACCGGTTTCTCCAGTTGCACCAGTTTCGCCAATAGAGCCAGTTTCACCAGTTGGTCCTATAGGACCAGTCTCACCGGTTGAACCAACTTTTCCAGTAGCTCCAGTTTCACCAATGGGTCCAGTTTCACCTGTTGGACCAATAGGACCAGTTTCCCCGGTTGGACCAACTTCTCCAGTTGGTCCAGTTTCACCAGTTGGACCAGTTGGACCCATAGGACCAGTTTCTCCTGTTGGACCAGTTTCGCCAATAGAGCCAGTTTCACCAGTTGGACCTATAGGACCAGTCTCTCCGGTTGGACCAACTTCGCCAGTAGCTCCAGTTTCACCAATGGAACCAGTTTCACCTGTTGAACCCATAGGGCCAGTAGCTCCAGTTTCGCCAATAGGACCAGTTTCACCGGTTGGACCAATGGAACCAGTCTCTCCGGTTGGACCAACTTCACCAGTAGCTCCAGTTTCACCAATGGGTCCCGTTTCACCTGTTGGACCTATAGAACCAGTTTCTCCAGTTGCACCAGTTGCACCAGTTTCACCGGTTGGACCAATGGGGCCAGTCTCTCCGGTTGGACCAACTTCTCCAGTAGCTCCAGTTTCGCCAATGGAACCAGTTTCACCTGTTGGACCCATAGGGCCAGTAGCTCCAGTTTCGCCAATAGGACCAGTTTCACCGGTTGGACCAATGGGACCAGTCCCACCGGTTGGACCAACTTCTCCAGTTGCTCCAGTTTCACCTGTTGGACCAATAGGACCGGTTTCACCAATAGGACCAGTTTCACCTGTTGGACCAATAGGACCGGTTTCTCCAGTTGCACCAGTTTCACCAATGGGACCAGTTTCACCGGTTGGACCAATAGGTCCGGTCTCACCTGTTGAACCAACTTCTCCAGTTGCTCCGGTT